CCATGGCAGCCATGCGCTGCGCTTCGGTCAGGCCCGTGAGCCCTTGTCCGATGGCGGCGGTGGCAGGCGTGAGGTCCGCCTGACTGGACAAGGCCGCCATGTTCTGGGCCGTGGCCAGCGATCCGATGCCCGTGTTGATGTCCTGATAGGCCGGTGCAAAGCGCCCCGACGTGTCGGACATCAAAGCCCGCTGGCCAGCCGCGTCAAGATACCCAAGCCCCTGCCCGATGGGCTGCAAACCAGCAGTGATACCAGCGGCCGCGCCACCGGCCTGCTGCATCGCCCTTTGTGCGTCGGTGAACTGCTGACGGGTGTCAGCGCCGCGCAGGATGTCGGCCGCCTCGCCGGTGGTGCTGTACGAGCCGCCCAGGGCCTGGTTGGCCGCCGTCATGTAGGGGGTGAACGCGCCAACCCCCTGCTGCTCGGTGGCTCGAATCGCGGCAAGCTGCGCTGGAGAAAAGCCTGCGACCTGGTAGCCGGGAAGCTGCTGCGACAGGGGCGTGCGGTTGACGTTGAACGCGAGGTTCTGCGCCTCTTGCAGCAGCTTGAGTTTGTACGCCTCGATCTCCGGGGCTTCCCGGACGATCTGTTGAGTTACGGTTTCATCTGCCATGTCACTTCACCTTTACTGGCCCGCCTTCGAGCATCTTCATGAGTTTGTACATGCGAGCGGCCCCCTTGCGGCGGCTACCGTTCCCGACGTTGCGCACAGCCTTGGCTGTGAACACGAACTCTCCATCCGACAGCATGGCCGGGATGGAGTCAGAAGTCCCCGTGCCCGGGCCGTTGATCGGACCGTTCTTACGAGGGAAATCGGTCTGGCGGAGCTCACCGCCCTTGGCATAGCCAGGAGGCTGCTGGCCGTAGATCAGCGGCACACCGTAGAGGCCCGCCACGTTGTAGGGCTGCGCCAGACCGCCCGGGCTGCGCGTGACGCCGCCCGGCATCACGACACCGGGCTGGCCAATCGGAATGGAGGCGTAGGACGGAGTGGGTACCACCACAGAGCCAGGGGTCTGCGGGCGCTGGTAGCCGGTGTCCAAGCCGCCTTGGAACATGTTCGGGTTGTCCCGCATGTAGTCGAGGCCGGTGTAGTTCCGATTGAACGCCGGGTTCTGGTTGGCGGGCTCGCCTTCCATGCCGCCAGTCGCTGCCACAGCAGCGGTCCCGGCCAGTGCCAAGGGGCCGTACTTCTGCAGGATGCCAGCATCGGCAGGCAGGCCAGGACGGCTGGGCGAGAGGTACTCGTTGTAGATGTTCTTCGCGCCGCTGACCAGACGATCCACGATGCCTGCGGGCTGTGCAGTGGCTTGCGCCGATGCCGGTGTCAGGCTGTAGTTGGTCTGCGCGCCCATGCCCCCAGCGGCCTTGGAAAAGTCCATTGCGCCGGGCAGATAAAAGTCCATTGCGCCGAAGGCGGTGTTGGGCCGGAAGCCTACGCTGGGCGGTGCGTTGCTCGGCACCAAGCTGTAGTTGGTTGCACTGCCCGTGCCACCCATGGCCGAGGAGAAGTCCTGCGCGCCAAAGGAGCCGCCTGGCATGCGCAGGCCGGGCTCGCCGGTGCCCATGCGCAGGCCCGTGCCGCCACCCTGCCCCAGGAGGTCCTGGGCCGTGCCGGTCGTACCAGCCGATCCAATCGCACCTTCGCCTCCCGCAATCCGCACAGGACCCGGAGGGCTGCCAGAGATCGGGCCCGGGTTAAGCGGCTCGCCAGCAGCCTGCAGCGCTTGTGCCTGCTGGGGCGTGAGCTCGTTGCCCATGTCCCGCGCAAAGCGGGCATCGGACAGGAGCTTGGAATTCTGCATGCCCTGCAACGCGGCCGCCGATGCGCCCGACATCACGCCCATGCGCAGCGCGTCAGCAGGCTTCATGCCGCCGATCAGGCCCACACCGGTGCCGATGGCACCGGTGGCCAGGCCCGTGTTCAGCGCACTGCCTGCCGCGCCGGGCAGATACTGGCCCACGGCTGACACGGGACTGACGCCCATGATCGTGCCGCCACCGCCAACGTAGCCCAGAGCACCGGAGATCAGCGCTTCCTTGATCGAGCCACCGGCCATCAAGGTGGTGCCAGCGCCAGCCAGGCCTGCTGCGGTGCTCATCGACAGGCCCACGCCTGCTGGTCCGAGGACCGTGGCCAACGCAATGGTGCCCAAGATGCGCCCGACGGGCGACTGGAGCACCTTCTTGACCACTTTGGTCACGCTTTTGAAAATCTTCTTGACCCCTTTGAAAATCTTCTTGAGGAAAAACTCAGGCAGGCCGGTGACGGGGTTGATCGTGCCTGCACCGCCCCGTGCCTTGAGGAACTCCGCCTCTTCGGGGGTGATGTGGGCCAGCATCTTGTCGCCATTGCGGCCCTGGGCGGCCAGGAAGGACGCCACGTCAGCCAGGCCACCTTCGGCCATGGCCATCGGCTGCATGCCCCCCATGTCTGGCATCGGAGGCTCGGCCATCATCGGGGCCTGCGCCCCTTGGGCCATGGTCATCTGCAGTTCGTTGAGGACCGCCAAGATCGCGCCGAGGAACTCGGGGTCGTACTCTTCCGGCAGGTCCTCGGCATCGACGAAGTCGTTGCGAATCAGGTCCTCGCGGATGGTCTTGTACTCACGAGGGTTTTGCGAGACGTACTCGAAAATCTCGATGAGCGTGGTCAACTGGCTCGGGGTGAGCTGCAGGTCCGCCATATTCTGACGGAGCGACTCCTTGAGAGCGGCAAGCTCTCCGGGATTGACCATCCCAAGCGCTGTCTGAGCAGCGTCGTACGAGTCAAAGCTCGTCACCATTTGGGGCTGCTGTGCGCCGCCCTCGTCTTGCATGGCTGCCGATTGCGGCAGGGCCATGATGCCTTCATTTGCCATGGTTGTCCTTTCCGATTTTGGCCTGTAGCTCCGCGAGGGGCTGCGCGTCGGAAAAGGACGCGTTATGGGGCCAAATTATCCTGCAAAGAGTTGAGTTTTGTCCACTGATCATGACCGATCCATCTCCAGATACGACAGGTAGAAATCCACGGTCGCTTGGCTGGAGGTCACCTTGATCACATCAGTGGCCTCAAGCACACAGGGCACGCCACTGAAAATGTCCATGGTCTGGTTCGTGGGCAGCGAATAGCTCTTGAGCAAGCAGTACGCTGTGGCCCCGCCGCCCGGGTAGACGTTCACCGTCAGCGCCGTAGTAGACGCGTTGCGATTGGTCACCCGCAGCGAGGACAAGACACCTGTATTGGCCGCCGGGACCGTGTAAATCGCGGTCTCGGTCGCGGCCGATGGGGTGAGGTGTTTGCGAAAGTACTTGTTGGCCATGGTCAGATCGCCGATACAAAGTTGATGGTCAGGATCACCGACGGAATGGCTGGGCGGGTGGGACTCGTGCCCGCAGCGTAGTGCTCCAAGTAGACGTCCAGGCTGTCCGACCACCATGCGATTTCCAGGTAGTCGTTGATGGGGTCGTCCACGGTGAAAATGCCTGTGATGGCGGGCACGACGTGCGCCCAAATGGTTGAGCTTTTGCGCACTGGGATGTCAAAGCGGGTGTTGGACAGGGGATAGTTCACCCCAGTGTCCTTGGCCCAGACCTCAAATTCGGCTGCCGTGTTGCCTCGGTTGGTCACCTGCAGGGTGAAGGTAACCAGATACTGCCCCGCGCAGGGCACTTTGATGCGGCTGTTGCTCTCGACAGTGATGCCGTTGGCAAAGGCTGGCGCGAAGGTAAGCAGGTTCTCACCAGTGACGCTGGCGTTGGTTTGATCCTGCTCCGAGATCATCATTGCGTTGGGCAAGATGATGCCGTTGCTGTTCTGGAACCCGCGAATGCCGCCAGCAAACCCGCCACCCGCGCCGCTGCCCGCTGCGAACCAAGCGCCTGCTCCTGCCTTGTCCTCGCTGGTGGTGGGCGTGTAGGTGTTGTTGAGCTGGAAGACCACCTGCTCCAGCGAGCGCACGAGCTGGTCGAACTGCTCGGCGCTGTACTCGGGCCGAGCATTGGGCAGGCGGACGTTGTTGATCTTGCTCATTAGGGTTTACCCTACCTCAAGCCATCAGGCTGGATGTCCACACGCATCGTGCCAAAGCGCCAGTTGGTGCCCAGCTCATCGCTTTCGATGCGAAGCTGAATCTGCCTGCCGCGCGCCCGGGTATCCACCTTCTGCGTGCCAGGGGCGATGACGTAGGGGTCGAGCGAACTCGGGCTGGCCGCAGCCTGGGGGAAGGGCCGCAGCAGCAGCCGCACCGTCAGGTTGCCGATCTGGTTCTTGAAGTCGGGGATGAACCGCTTCATGAACAGCATCTGATCGCCATCACCGATGTCAAAGTACCCGGACACCACGTAAGCGTTGATGGGCTGATCGACCGCGTTGACCCCGTCTTCCTGGCTGTACAGGCGCGTGCGCCCGGCCGTCAGGCCGTAAACAGGGTCTCCGTACGTCGGTGTCGCAGTGCTATCTGGCAAGTAGGCCGATGCCACGGGCTTGGCAAAGGTGTTCATGTCCGCCCAGGACGTGCGCGCCATGGTGCCAATGCTCCAGACGTTCTCCAGGTAGTTGTAGCTCACGAAGCGGTCGATGTAGTCGCTCGTGAACGAGCAATACCACCACGTCACCTCGGTGAACTGGGTGTTGATGCCCACGTGAGTCTTGAAGCTCTGGATGAGGTTGATGTCCTCAAACACGTAGTCCTGCACGGTGCAGGGAATCTTCTTGACCGTGCCGTCGAACATGAAGAACGCATCACGGCCCATCCAAAACGCCACGCCGTTGACATCCGCCGCTGCGTGCGGGCCGATGCAGCCGCAGTTGGCACCGAGCTGCTGGAAGCCAAAGGTGTAGGGCGGCCCCAGGTACTGCTGGCCATGCACGGAAGTGTCCGTGAAGATCAGAATCTGCCCCCGCGAGCGGATGGCCGTGACAATAGTGTTGCCGTCCGTGATCCGCTGGCCCCCGGCCGTGTTCGTGGCCGTCGGCACAAAGTCCGTGATGTTCTCCTGGTCGGAAAAGCGCACGTACATCGGGTCCTGGGAAGCGGGCGTGCCCAGCACTGTCTCCGTGCCAAAGCACACCAGATGCCGGTCCGGGGTGGAGACAAGCGCGAACTTACTCTTCGTGGGGGCTCCTGCAATGGCCACGGCCCGCGTACCGAGGCCCCCGCTGGGGAGCCACTCGTAGATGTCGCCATCGACCACCTGCGCGATCAGGTTCTCGCCGTAGTTGTCGAACTGCCAGATGCGGGGGTTGAGCTGCAGACCGGCCGAGGGCGGGCGTGGCGTGCCCCAGGTGAAGAACCCCCAGGTGCCCGTGCCCCAGCCAAAGTCGATGTAGCCCTGATCCGCGCCCGTGTTGATCTGGTAGGCGGCATCGGCCGTTCCGGCCGCAGCAGCGGTGCTGGTGGCCTGAGTGGGGGAAGTGATGCGGTAGCTGTTGGCGTTCAAGACCTCGACGATCTCGAACTCGTTGTCCAGGTCCGCGTTGGGAATACCGCCGGGATCGCCGGTGGTGTTGGAGAACGTGACAAAGTCCCCGGTGACCGCACCGTGGCCAGAATCGTTGACCACCACGTTGGTCGAGCCGTTGGTCGTGTCAAACGTCACGCCGGTGGTTGTCGCACGGATTGGGGTGACATCGGCCCACGCGCCGCCATAGAACACGTAGAGCTTGCGGTTTGTACCAATGGCCGCACGTGGGGAGCCGTCCAGCGCGGTCCAAGTGAATACCTCGCTGGTGTAGCCGATGAAGTAGGCCTCGGTGTTGTTGAAGTTGGTCCAGCCGCCCATCTTCTCGGGCAGGCCGTAGCGAAAGCGCACGTAGTCGCAATCGACCCAGCCGCCTTCGGCACCATATTCGGTGTTCTGCTTGTCAACGCCGGGCTTGAGGAAGAGTCGAAGCAACGCCATGATCAGCCCTTTTTGCGAGCAGCGCGCATGTTGTCAACAAGATTCGGGTAGGGGCGACCGGCCGCCTTGGCCATCCTTTTGGCGGCCGCCTTTTTGGCCGGAGCGAGGGCCTTGGGCTTGCCCAGGCCCTTTGGCCGATTCTTGTCCCAGACGGGGGTGGATTTCATGGCGTCTCCTGGTAGGTCATGAAAGGAACATGGACCGCTCGTCACGACGACGGCGGTCAAGGCCTGGTAGCACCTTGCCGCCCACCTTGTTCCACATCAAAAATGCGTCGGCCGCAGGTTCCCATTCAGCGCGGTTGGCCCGCATACGAATGGTACTGCGCTGCAGGTTTCCTAGCCCGACATTAAAGGCAAAAGAGACGAGAGCGTCAAAGCGGCCTTGAGCGCCAGCACTGCCGGGAACAAGTCGAAGAACACCGCGTTCAAAATGGACGAGGTCAGCCTTGAAAATCTCAACCAATTCCTCTTTTGACCATACACGATTGTCCTCCGGTTTAAGTTGGTAGTCGCTGCGAACTGGCCCTGTGTAACCCCCGACACGGGCGTTGGGCAGGGCCAGTTGATCTGCGTACAGGGCATGGCCCCATCCAATCGTCCAAATCGCAGCACTGCAGCGATAAGGGCGATTGCGGTAGCCCTCGAAGTGGTGCATCAGGTCAATACCTTTGCTGGACGTTTTCATGTCTTGATCCACATTTATCGAAGTGGTAGCGACGCATATTGCCGCCTCCCCCCCGTAGTCCACAGTGCGGGCACTCAATCACCAGGCGCTTGCCTTTGCACGCGCTACTGAGTTTTGCGCAGTAATCAGGGTCCGCAAGACGTTTTGCGGCACCGGCAACATAGGCCTCCTTAAGGCGCTTTATACCGGTTGCACCGTCTGCGCTCGGGGCCTTGTTGTACAACTCCGGCAGCCACATGCGAACAATTTCCGTCTCAAGTTTTTTGGCCTCTTCGGGAGTCTGGGTTTCAATAAGTAATCGAAACTCAAACGCCTCCACGCCATACTTTTTAGCGTCCTCAGCGTACCCCTGATAGTGCAAAAACCGACTGGTTTTTATGTAGCATTTGTGGTGTCGTAAGCGCAACTCCACATTTTTGGAACTGCCAACGTAGGCCTTTCCATTCAACTTATTGCGAACAACATAGACACCAATGGTCATTTCTTACCCCAGGTCCTGGAACCAAACCAAAACCCTAGTATACCACCAAGCATGGCCATCTCATCGGACGAGAAGATCAGGTCCGAGTACTTGAGGATGTCGTCGATGCTCTTGATCAGCTCGGGATGGTTCCACAGATAGATCGCCATGAAGGTGTTGATCATCAGCAGCTCCAGCACGAAGATGTAAGTGACCGTGGGCCGTACGGTGCCCACATA